AAAGGTATGCCTGACCTGGAAAAACTCTTTACAGAGAATCAGTATATGCTGAATGCCCCTATTACTGACGCCCGTGTTGTAGTTATCAACGAGGTGGATAAGGCCAGCTCAAATATCCGTAACTCCCTGCTCGGTGTAATGAATGAGAAGTTCCTGTTCAACGGTAAACACAAGATACCCTGTAAGTGGAAGATCTTTGTAGCTACCTGTAATGAGATTCCTAAAGAAGAAGAAGGTAATCCTTTCTGGGATCGCTTCATCTTGAAGATGCCGGTTAATCGTGTATCTGCCGGTGAGTTGCTCAAGTATTTCGAAAAAGGTGCCAGAGATTATAAGGAAGTAATCAATGTATCTATCCCTAATAAAGAGGAGATGCAGACGGTAGTTATTCCTAATACTAAGCTGGAGAAGTTCATTGAGATCGGTTATAACAAGTGTTCTGACCGTACACTCACCTTTGTTCCCAACCTAACTAAGGCTGTGGCTCATATCTGGAACTATTCCGTAGACAAGGCTCTTGTCAAGGTGGCTTCCATGATGATTGATAACACAGCTGCCAGTGAGCTTCAGAATAAACTCATGAGCCCTGAGGTTAAAGCCCTCATGGTAAAAGTAGAGAACCTGTGGAGTTTGACAGACACAGCTCAGATCGACCTGGCTTTGGCTGAGATCGAAGGACTCATGAACGGCTATTCTGCTAAAGGAAAGCTGGACCAGACTCAGGCTACCGAGATTGAGACTGCTGTACAGTATATCCTGTCTAACCATCCGGTGAAGGCAAGAGGTGCTGAAGTAGAATCCATGCTGGAGTCTGCTATGTCTGAAGCGGCACAGGCTACCCCTATTCCATTCTAAGCTGGTATAAAAAAAGAGACCTCTTAACCGGGGTCTCTTTTTTTTATCTTTTATCATTAACTATTAAATACCAACTCACGTGGCTAAAAAAGCAAAAGAGTACAGAAACGTATTTACCATACTGGACAAAGTTAAAAAAGGTGAGATAGATACTGGTGACCAGCCTATGCACCGCTTTAATATGTCTTATAAGCAACGTGCTGAAGTGGTAAAACCCTACCTGCATTATATTGACAACCGCACCCTGATCAGATCTGTAGACCACTTTATACAACAAGGCAGTACACATCAAGAACTTATTAATCTGATAACTAAAAACAAAAGATTATTAAGTCCGACTACACTGGGTCCTGAAATGGTTAAGATATGGCAGAAGTTTCCTAAAGAGATAGTAGCTGATATCTACCAACTGCTTTATAATAAAGTGGAGAAACTGGAGTTTGAAGACCGTACAGATGCTAACAAGAATAGGTATCAGTTTCTGGAGAAATCCAATAACCCTATTACTAAGGTGATTACACAACAGAGTAACGTCAAGAGCATGATCTTCACTCGTAACCTCATCCAGTATTTTTTAGCTATGATGGCTGTCATGCAGCAGGAAGACCCTAAGGCTTTTGAAAACATGATGAATGGTCTTAATGGTGAGCCTGGTAATAACGGTCAGAACAGTCCAGGGCAACAAGGACAGCAAAACCAGCAAGGACAAGATCCCGGTCAGAATTCCGGTCAGGGTAATGGATCTGGTGATAGTAATAGTCCTATCAATCATGACCTGGACAAGGTACTGGATAACCTCATGAACTCATCTATGGGTCAGAAAGCTATGGATAAAGTGTTGGATGACGCCAAAAAGGTAAGCCAGTTGGTAGATGATACCATGACCAAACAAGATCAGGAAGAACACTGGGAAAATATAGCTCACTCTTCTGAAGAAATGGATAAGCTAAATCCACATAAGCTTAATCAGCTTAAAGACCAGCTCAAAAGGATGAAGATGAACGTAAATAATCTTCGTGACCGCTTAAAGAATCTTCTTGATAAGAGCTTATCTTATTTCCAGGGTAAGGAGATTACTACATACCACTCCATCTTTGATGCTGAAAGCCTGGATGGTTTTCAGGACTATGAACTTCTTCATCCTAAGATGAGAAACTTCTCTATAGAAGATGTTTTGGTAAAAGAAGTAAAGCGTCAGGGTAAGATAGATATCTATATAGATATATCAGGATCTATGCAAGGTACCTGTAATGGAACAGGTGTCAGTAAACTGGATTTTGCCAAAGCTCTGGCTCTTAAGATGAAAGAGATGGATATGCTTAAGGATATCTATATTTTCAACGATGGAGTCAGAAAAAGAAAAAATCATATCCATGATATTCTGGCTATATCCTGCAGTGGAGGTACTGATATTGATAAAGTGGTTTATAACATCATCCGCACCAAGAGTAATGCTATTGTACTTACAGACGCAGAAGACGACTGTAAGATCTTTTCTGAGAAAGCTTACTTTATTGGTGTATCCGGTGCCCGTTTCACTATGTTCAAACATGATATACTGAAACAGTATGCGGATAGGAAACAACTAGTCATATTTGATGGCCAGGTGGTACGTACCGTTAAAGAAAACGGATTAACAGCATAGTAACTAGCTTACTTCTTAAAAAAAAGTAAGCTAGTTTTTTTACAGTAGTATTATAGATTGCAAATAAAAACAAAACCATAATGAACACAACAAAATCCAAAAAAAGAGGAAGAAAGAAGTCAGTAGTAACTAAGAGTATTTCTTCACCCGAAACTAGTAATTCTACTTTTAAAGTAGAAAAGGGTATACCTGTAGCAGGTGTACGTCTTCACACTAATTTGGATCATCTCCCCTTTCATATCATGAACGTAGGAGATAGTTTTCTTATCCCTAAAGATCATAAGCTGGCTAAAAACCCTAATAGCTTACATTATGCGGCTAAGATCTATGCCAGGATGAAACCCGGCTTTACTATTACTACCCGTATGCAGGTAGATAAGAACAGAAGAGTATGGAGACTTAAGTAACTAAAAAAGAAACGCACCCATCTAAAAGTGGGTGCGTTTTATTATCTGGTGGCCGTGGTGTTGTAATCCCTGGCAGATTCTCCCAGATGTGAGAGCAAAGGGTCATTATCTCCCTTGACCCCGGTACTTTGATACAGGTTTATCCTTAGGTCCTTTGTGTTTAAAGGCTTTACCTTTTTTACGTTTACCGAATACGACTTTACGGCTTTCACCTGAAGACTTAGCTTTTGCCATGGTAGATGGTTGTAAGGATGATTATAATAAAAAAGAGTCCGTAATAAGGGATATACCCCACTTTAGATTGAATCCGGTAACTGATCCGGTCTATAATTGAAGTGGTAGTAGAAGAGATATAGTCAAAACGAAGTCCCCGAAAAAGGTTAAGAGCCGTATCAAAAACAATCCGTCTAAGAGCCAAAAGACCAATACCGAATATATAGTTTCCTAATAGAAAACTTATGAGCAGTACGGTTATCAAATGTATGGCTCCGTTGATACCATGGTAAATACGATAACCCATTCGGATACTTTGGGCATCCAGGTAAGCATGTAAGATGTTAACTAGAGCATAGGCTATTAGTACCGCTATCTTTACGATCATTGACTGATAGATTTAAGCATGGCTATTAGCTTAGGATGAGGATATACATCCACTTTATCCAGTCTGACTGAGTTATGGGTATAAAGACCAGGTTCTCCTTTCAGAGCCCGGGTATTGATATCCCAGATGTCGTCGTTATACTTGATAGGTATGTCATATTTTTCATGCCAGGCCAACAATAGATCTTTTACAGAAGCTATCTGTGCATCAGTATAGTTATGATAGTATTTGAACCCACGATGAGGTTTATCCAGTGTACATACATCAGCTGGGTTTACTTCCATTCCTACGTAGGTATAGTATTTACCGTTTTTAAGTGTAAGCTGACCCCAGTTACAGATCTCCAGACCAATAGATATCCTATCTAAAGACTGATAGGGTATTGCGTATTTCTGGAAAGTAGATTCTTTAAGACCCAGGTGAAAAGCCCAGTGTTTAGAACTAAAGCCTTGAACAATCTCACCGTCTTTTAGACCTTTACCTTTACCAGAGATGGCTACACAAGTAGCTATACGTTCTTGGTTGGAAGCCCAGTCTGCAAATACATTATCTGCATTAGATCCACCAGCCGTATGGTGTAAGTAGATCTGTTTTTTAGGATGTTCTTCAGCTATATACTGAGTTGCAGGGAAAGAAACTTGCCTGATATTCATAGGATATTTGGTTTAGGTTAACGGATTCTTCTATAAAGTTCAATACTCCACTGAGGTCTTAGTTTATTATTGATCCCTATAGTAAAACCATATAACCGGTCTTTCTTGGATTTGTAAAGGATACCTGCATTCACACTCTGTAAAAGCAGTCCATCAATACGAACAGAGCCTCCTGTATAAAACTGGGGCTCTGCAAGCTGTTGCTGGATAACGGTAACTGTCTTGGTGACCACCGGTATCCGGTAATGATTGATATAAGTACGCTGTTTTAGCTTATTGTATTGTACAGTATCTCTTACTAGAATATGACCAAAACTGTCTACAGCCACACTATCCTCATAGATACGTGTATTATAATAATCTCTGGCTTCTACTGTATCAATAGATCCAGGGAGTGTATCATGAATGGTCTTTACCAGTCTTACTGTTTTCTTTATCACAGTATCATGAATCTTCCATACCGTATCCCTTATAATAGTGGTTTTGATCACTGGTCCCTGTGGTTGATTGCCGCAGTGAATGCGAGGAAATACTAAGAGTACCAGTAATATCACTAAAAAGACCTTAGGAAGATGTTTCATAGAAAAAGATCAGGATTTAATAGGCCTCACTGTAAACACCTCTTCTGGGTTTACGGGGATAAACTCCATGGTAATAAATCTGGGAACAGGTTGTTGAGGTATAGGTAGTGAACTGGTACCAGTAGTGGTAGCTGCTGACTTGTCAAATACTTCACGTTCCAGATTATCTATCCGGGTTTTATCTATGTTGGATTGGGCCAGAAGGGTCTTTACATCCGCTTTAACGGTTTCAAGTTCTGTCCTTATCTCTTGTAGGGCACTAATAGCAAACCATCCTACAATAGATATTAGTATTGGGAAGGCCCAGACTTTTATTCGTTGTACAGTAACAGACTCGTTGGACATCACAGGGAGTTTACAGGATTAAGTAACTGGTATCAGGAAGTTTAATAGTTAGCTACTAAACAGCTTGAATTCTAATACGTTTCCACTGGGATAAACCAGGCTTGTAAACAGACTGTTAGGGATGATGTTATTGTTTTTATCCCTTCTTACAAAGTAACGCAGCCCTTTAGGGTGCACTACCTGCACAGTACCTGTAGCAGTGGTAGTAGGGATTTCTACCAAATTAGTTCCTGTACTTCTGGGAGCACTAAAAAACCCCATCATGGTACCAGGGATAGGGAGACCTCTTTTGTCTTCCTGGCAAAAAAATCTTTGAGTAGGCATAGTAATAGATATTATATTTGTAGACCTTTTAAACCTTGTAGATGTTATTTTTGTAACCACTCTACAGTATAATATACTAAAAGGTCTCCATAAAACCTGAACAAAACCTGTAAAATTCAGCTCATGTTAAGTATTAAGAACTACCGTCAAAAGTTGGAAAGCAAGCTGATCCACGACTTTAAGGAAGCCTTCTACCAGAAGACTGGAAAAAGCATTACCGTACTGGTAGACAAGAACAATATGGAGTCAGAGTGGCTCTATATCAAGACCCTGGACAAACTAGAAGAGCTTTTCTATCCATTTGTACAAGCAGAACTATATTCAGATATCCGGGTATCCAAACCAGTGAGTCTGAAAAGCCGTAGCCGTAGCCGTTCGTTGGTATATCTGCGAATGATCTTTTCCCAGTATGCCCGTTCCATGGGTTATACCTATACAGAAATAGGCAGGTACCTGAAAAGGGATCATACCACTATCCTTCATAATATCAACCAGTTACGTAATCTGGTCAGTGTACAGGATGAGATATTTCTACAGCTTTTTAACAGGGTTAATGACCATATGAAAACCTTACACATCTATAATGAATCAGAACAAGCTCTTCCAGATCCTGGAACAACACAAGCTAACCCCGAACCAGTGGTATTTGCTATGCTACCTTGAAGGGGGACTAAGGCCTAACCTGATAAATGCTCAGGCAGAAGCCATTATCTGCCAACAGCAAGGACTGTTGGATTTAAACTATAAGCTAACAGACAAAGCCAAGGGTATCCTGTTACAGACAGATGCCTTATTTAAGAAAGTAAAAGCCCGTTTGAGCAGTGAGCTCATGGGAGAAAACTACATGGAGCAGGTGAAAGCCTACCATGAAATGTTTCCTAAAGGGAAGCATCCGGACATGAACTACCGTTACCGTACTACGGTAAAGGAACTAGCTGATAAGTTTGCCTGGTTCTTTCAACAAAACCAGGGTTATGACTGGACTTTAGTAATGGACGCCACCCGTGTGTATTTATTTGAGATGGGTAAAAACAACCATAAGCTAACTTCTACGGACTCCAACTTTATCAGAAAGACAGACACTATCACCAAGTCTGTAAAAAGTAAACTAGCAGACTACTGTGAACTCTTACTTAGTGGAGAGTATCATGAAAACCTAAACAAGCAACCTCAACAAGATCTTTACAAAGTAATTACCCCTAAAAATGTTTAAAAGACTACTCTGCTATGTATTTGGACACAAGTACAAAGTAGTATTCCGGTATGACTATATCCGGATTAAAAAGTGTCAGCGTTGCAAAGCCCGTGAAATAGACATATTAGTAGATTAGTACAGCTTTCATGACCAAACAAACCCACCAAGCTATACACAGCTTCTTATTAGCTGTGTGTTTTAGCGTCGTTAACTGGTTAACCATCAGTACATTTGTTATTAAAGAGCTCAGTTTTCCCCGTTATATTGTTGTAGAGGTATTTTTGATAATCTCTCTAAAGTTGTATACCTTAGTCGTTCAAACCTATATTAAACGTTGACTATGACAGAACATGATATCGAACTTCGGGAGATGTTTGATAAGGTGACTGCCCCTTTACCCTCCGGACCTGACCAGAATATGCGGGTCATCTCTTTTGAGGGATTTCAACTAGCTATCAGCAAGTTTATGGATAAAGCCTACTATCTGGGTAAGATGGAAGTAGCTAGAAGTGTAGAAAGTATTTTTAACGAATCCGCTGTGTAGAGTATGGAATCTGATTTTCTTAAAGACGTAAAAAACCTGGGACAAATCTACCAGACCGGTTATCAGTATATCAAAGACCGTTATGATGGTAAGATTAAATCCCTTAAAACACCGTGGACCTGCTTGGATGAAGCTACACTGGATGGACTAGAATGGGGATCTGTTATGGTAATAGGTGCCCGGCCAGGTTCTGGTAAGACAGCTATTGCCAATATGATCAGCCGTAATGCTCATGACTTAAATCCAGACCAAGACTTCATGTGCCTGGATTTCCAGTTTGAGATGACAGACCAAAGCACTGCTCTGCGTGACTTTACCTCCAAGTTCAATAAGAGCTATAAAGAGCTGGCTAACGTAGATAATCAGATGAATGAGTATGAGCTCATGAAGATCAACGAGTATGTTAAAAAGAAACAAAACTCTAAGATCTTCCAGGTTTCTACCCCTATGACCGTAGACCGTATCCGGGCTACTATCCTTCAGTTTCTAGCTAAGTATAAGAAACCTACAGTGATCACTATTGACCACTCTATGTTGGTACAGGCTGCCCCCGGTAGTCATACCGATTTTGGTAAGCTCTTTGAACTAGGTCTGATGATCAGTGAACTTAAGAGAAGTTCTCCCTTACCAGTCATCTTTATAGTATTAACACAGATGAACCGGAGTATAGAAGACCGTAACAGTAGTTCATCTGCTAACGGTGACCTTTCTAATTACCCACAGACATCTGATGTATATGGAGGTGATGCCTTGTTAATGACCACAGATATCTTGCTGGCTGTTAACTATCCGGCAAAGCTGAATCTGACACAGTATGGTCCAAAAAAGTACATCGTACATCCGGACCTCATCGTATTTCATTTTTTAAAAGCACGTAACGGGGAGAACAGTATGTTCTTCTTTCACCAGAGGTTCAGGTATTTTGACCTGGCCCCGGTAGGAGAACCACCCACTGCACAAGCAGCTCCTCTTACAAGCAGAAGATATTAATTAAACAAGCATGATTACAACAGAAAAGACCCCGCAAGTTAAGGACGATACCCAAAAAAGGGATCTCGTTAGACGGGAAAGACGTAACTATCACAAAGCTTGGCTGGAGTCCAACAACATCAAACTTACAGACTTCACTGTAAAGATGTGTTGGAACCGCAACGGAGTGATGGTACTAGGTTTGTTCGAAGACGAAGGTAACCGTCAACCAAACGGTACTTATTGTGAGTTATCGGACACCACCCATGAACTGACTGAACCAGGAAAGATCTACTGGATCCGTCCTAATCCCCACTTTAGGACAGAGCTGGAAAAAAGTGACTCTGGTAAAGCTTATTTTCTTCCAGTAGATGAGCTCATTGTAGCTTATGATCCAGAGAAAGATAAAGCTATTGAAAAAGAGATCGAGGAACTCACCAAGAAACACAAGGTTATTGAAGAAGGTCAAGATGAACACTTCAACAAGATGACCATCCGTGACCTGGCTGCACTCCTGTTAAGAAAACCTGTCTCTAATAAGAGCTGGTTGAATGACGTCATCAAGAAAAACACATAACACCATGGCAACAGCGGTATTAATCATTGCACAGTCCGGTGCCGGCAAATCTACCAGTATAGAAAGCCTTAACCCAGCCGAGACTTTTATCGTTAACATCTCTGGAAAGGACCTTCCTTTCAAAGGATGGAAGAAAAAGTATACGGTATGGAACAAGGATAATAATCCTAAGGGTAATCTTTATATGGCTAGTGATGCCCGGCAGATAGAAGCCTGCATGAGGTATGTATCTGAAAAACGTCCTGAGATCACTAGTCTGGTGATTGACGACTTTCAGTATATGAGTGCTTTTGAGTTCTTTGACAGAGCAGATGAAAAGGGTTTTGAGAAGTTTACTGATATCGGTGCCAATCTGGCCCGTATCTCCAGGCTTCCTAAAACATTAAGAGCTGACCTCCAGGTTTTCTTTCTCACTCACTCTGAAGAAGGTACCGATGTAGAAGGACGAAAGCAGTATAAAGCCAAGACCATTGGTCGTATGGTGGATGAAAAACTCACGCTGGAAGGTCTTTATACCATAGTACTCTTTGGTAAGGTTAAAAAAGATAAGGATGGTAACATCCGTTACGTCTTTGAGACCCATAACAACGGAGAGAACACCTGTAAGTCCCCTAAAGGGATGTTTGAAGCTAACGAGATCCCTAACGATCTGGCACTGGTAAAGAAAGCTATTATTGATTTTGAGAACTAATTGTTTAAACAAGTATACGTATGCTTAGTACATCACAAATCCAAGACAACAAGGGAGGTAATATCAGGAAATCCATCTCCCCCGGTAACATCACAGCTCGTATTGTAGATATCCAGCTGATCGACGGATATAATCCCGGCAGTAAACACCTGATCCTTCACCTGGAATCCGTACCAGTAGAAGGAGAATTTGAAGGTTTCCTTATTGATAAGGATAATCCTAACGGAGGACGTTATACCGGTCAGGTAGGCCGCGTTAAGTACAGCAGATACGCTTTTGAAGATGGGACCACTAAAGGTGGCTATAAGAAAGATCGTAATATCGACTGTGCCCGTGCTATCCGTGACCTGGCAAAAGCCCTGGGAGTAAGTAATGAGATTGACAACATCATGGTTAATATCCCAGGAGACCGTGATGCAGAACTCAATCAGTTTATTAAAGAAGCCCGTAACATACTGCTTAAAAGAGATTATATTGATTTCTGTATCGGTGGCAGGGAGTATACCAACAAAGCAGGGTATACAGACTATGACCTGTTTCTCCCTTATGAGAAAGGTAAAGCTGCCTACGAAGCTCCTGAAACCAATCCTAGCAGGTTGATCAGCTTTGAAGAAAGCAAACATATCATAGGACAAAAAGAATCCAAGCCGGTTGCCAACTTTGAACCAAGTGGTGGCTCAGACTTTGATCTGTAAGGTCCAGATTATCCACAAAGAGGGGGACCACAAATCCCCCTCTTATTTTTTGTACCATGCTTAGTACCAAGTTTCTTATTAATGATATCAAACAAGTACCGGTAACCTTCATATTTGAACACTACTGTAAGTTAAACGAGAAGCTGGCCGGACAAGAGGTAAAGATTAAAAGTCTCTGGAAAAACGAACGTACACCATCCATGTGTATTTTCTGTGATAAGACCACAGGTGTATATAAGTTTAAGGATTTCTCTTCTGGAAAATTCGGTAATGGGATTGAGTTAGTCTGCCAGCTTTATAATCTGACTTACGGGCCTGCTGTTAGGTTAATCATCGGTGCTTATAATGATTACATCCTGCATAATAACGGTAGTTATAATGTAGAGGAGTTTAAGCAGTATCAAAAATACAAAGTGGACAGCTGGACTGTCCGGGGATGGGATAGTAAAGATCAGTATTACTGGACCCAGTTCAATATCGGGTCCCGTCTGCTGGAGGAACACCATGTCAAAGCCCTGGAGTCCTATCATATGTCCAAGACAGATGAAAACGGAGAGTACAAAGAGCTGCTCATTAAAGGAAGTCATCTTTATGGTTACTTTAAAGCGGATGGTTCTTTGTATAAGATCTATCAGCCCAAGGTGACTGATAAGAAGTTTATTAAAGTATCCACTTATATTCAGGGATCTGAACAGCTACGTAACCACCCTACTCTGATTATCACTTCTTCTTTGAAAGATATGATGAGTCTAAAAAGCCTTAAGCTCCGGGTGGATTATATAGCTCCAGACAGTGAAAACACCATGATCCCCAAGGATACGATGCATAAGTACCTGGAACAATATAGAGATGTCATGGTGCTGTTTGACTATGATGAAGCTGGTATAACAGCTATGGAAAAATACCGTTCTCTTTATCCAGTGAAAGCAGCCGTACTTCCTTTAAGTAAAGATCCGGCTGACTCCATCCGTGACCACGGAGTCCGTAAGGTTAAAGAAATACTTATCCCCATTATTGATAAAAATATTAATGTGGCTGTAGAGGTTGTTTAACTTTGTAGAGTATACATCTACAGATGAGTAAATCCAAAAAACCTAAAAAACCAAGAGTACCCAAAACAAGAGCAGCCGGCACTATGACAGAAGCTGCTTTCTGGAGCATGATCCGCTCTACACTTCGTAATAAGTCCCGATTCTGGGCACCTATCAAAGAAGCTAAACTTAGTAACAGACGTCCCTATAAAGGTCCCAAGAAACTACAGAAATATGAGTATCAGTGTAACCATTGTAAACAGTGGTTTGCCGAGAAGCATATTAACGTAGATCATATCGTAGGAGCTGGTAGCCTTAACTGCTATCAGGACTTACCAGGCTTTGTAGAACGTTTGTTTTGTGAAGTGGATAACCTCCAAGTACTCTGTGAAACCTGTCATAACATTAAAACACAATCGGAAAAAAAGTAATATGCCCTATCTCCCTTTTGAGATTACAGAGTATAACGACAGAGAAAACGATTTTAAAGTAACTCTCAACTCTGACTGTGGTACGGTATGGGTTCGTGTAGGTAAGCTTGATATAGAGATCAAGCAGACTGATGACGGACGTGGAGTGACCATACAAGCTCTGGATGCAGAGCTCTGTGAACAAGACCTGGGATCCATGCAAGTATGGTATGAAGACATAGAAGAACTACCTAAAGATTAACCATGACCCAGTTACATGATACCGTAATAGGCCGAAGGCTTATAGAACATACACTACCCGAAATAGCCAGACAGCTTAAACGAGTAGCTGACAATATGGAAAAAAGTAATGAGGAGCTTATCCGGATGAAAGAGAGGTATAAAACTCTATCTGAATTGGATGCTGATCCTAAAAGTAAACATCAGTTGCACAAAAAAGTGTTAACCATGATGGAAGACACTGTAAACAAGATAAAATCCCTGTCATGACAGAAGCTCTTACTGAACGTATCATCAACGAAGATATCAAGCAGGAAGCTACCTACTGGAAATCCAAGTATGAACAGGCCATTCATTTTGTAGAGATGACCGAGGCTCTTACCTATGATCAGGCTACCGCTAAAAGGATTCGTTCCTTTTTAGAAGAAGAAGGTATATGGGATAAGAACACTCAAAAAGCTATATAATGACCATAGAACAACTGTTAAACAAATACCCCAAGATCTTTCAGGATTATGAGGGAAACCCTGGCAAAGTTAACTATACTGGTATTCCCCAAGGATGGATACCCATCCTGGATATTATGTGTGGCAGTATTCAAAACCATATTGATAACTCCAGCAGATGGGATAAAGATCTCCAAAGGTTTACCAACCCTACTCAAGTAGTATGTACGCAAATGAAAGAGAAGTTTGGTGGACTTAGGTTCTATACTAACGGACACGATGATATTGTAGAAGGCATGATCACTATGGCTGAGTACATGTGTGACCAGGTATGTGAAGACTGTGGATCTAAAGAAGATCTGGGTGTTACATCTGGTTGGATCCGTAATCTCTGCCGTACATGTGTTATTGCCCATGGAGACCGTGCTATGCAAGCCTGGACACCTAAAAACCCTAAACATGACAGAACAGGAATTCTGGATTAAAGTAAGAGAACACCTTGATATACCATTTGATACAGAAAATATAGTACATATAGATTCAGATCCTATGGGTAATATCTATATAGACCTGAAAGATGAAAGCACCTATGCTTTAAGTTTTCAGGAGGTAACGCTTGATGAAGAGGATGACGACTAGTAATAATCTAAAACCCCTACGGAATGGATACAATGGAGCAGATCATGCAGGATGCTATCAAGAACCAAGAGCAAGACTTCTATGCCAAAAAGTTTTACTTTTCTTATAGCAGCCTAAACAAGTTACTATGGAACCCGGTGGTATTCTATCAGATATACATCATGGGTATAAGAGAGGAACGCACGGATAAACACCTGATAGAAGGTAAGGTGATACACTGCCTATTACTGGATCATGGAACATTTGATCAGCAGTTTGTAGTGTCTCCCAAAACTCTTCCATCCGGTACCCCCAAACAGGTGATTGACATGGTGTACAGAACTTTCTTAAATGATAAGGAACAATATGTCCTTATCAAAGGAAAGCAGCCCTTACTGGTTGACTTTTCTGATGAGATACTGGAAGCCATGAAGAAGCTAAACTACTTTCAAAACCTGAAGACCGACCAGCAACGACTTGATAAGTTAGTGACCACTGATAACGAGTCCTACTGGAACTTCCTGTTCAAGAAAGGGTCTAAGGACCTCATAGATGAAGACACTTTGAAGTATTGCTCTGATGCTGTAGACCTGATCCGCACTAATAAAAAAGTAATGGATCTGCTGGGTCATAATGTATCTGAGTTTGATAACAAGGAGGTATTCAATGAGATCATCCTGATGGCAGAACTTCATAAGTATCCTTTTGGTGTAAAAGGTATCATTGATAACCTGGTGATTGACCATGATAGTAAAACCATCTTTATCAATGATCTAAAAACCAGTAGTAAGGAACTTAAAGACTTTCCTGAGTCTGTAGAGTTTTACTCCTACTGGTTACAGGCTTCCGTATATACAGGGTTAGTCATATCTAACTATCAGCACTTAGTGGACCAGGGCTACCAGCTTAAGTTCCATTTTGTAGTAATAGATAAGAATCTACAGACCTATGCTTTCCCTGTACAAGAGACAACACTGAACCATTGGATCGACCGTACAGCAGAGGTATTTGAAAAAGCCAATCATCATTACGAAACCAAAAGCTACGAGCTCCCATATGAGTTCGATAAGGGTCTAGTCACCCTATAACTATTATGATAACAAGCTTATACGGCAAGTATTTCCAGAAATCTAAGACTTTCCTTTTCCCTGTGCTGGGTCTCAAACGTACCGGTGACTTTCACCCTGTACAGACCTATATCAGCTGGAAAGGACGTTATACACTCAGTGAACGAAAGCTCATCTGTGTATACGAAAAGACGGATACGGAAGAGTTTAAGGCCTTTGAACAAAAGATGCTCCATGAGAATCCTTTGTTTGAGTGTCTGCGAGTAACCAAAGATAACCATGGAATCTATGTATTTAACCTGGACCACTTTAATAAAGACTGGGACCACTTCATTAAGGGTAAATACTCCTTGTTTTCTAAGGTACTGAAGAAGGCTATACAAGACTATTATGGGGCCGATTCAGCTGAGTACAAATACCTGGATACATTCCTGCATCCACAGGAGTACTTTGGTTTGTATGCCCGGCTACTGAACATAGATGAAAGTATATTAAAAGTAGTAGGTGAGCTATGTGATCCTTATGATCCTCAAAAAGAAGAACTTTCGGTAGAGGAAAAAGATTTGGAAAACTTAGAGAACTCTACTTATATTTGTAGACCTTAACCTATACAACTAAAAGCTATAAAAACCATGAACACAGCCCCTTCCATGCTGCTCATTACGTCTACCTGGGGTCAGGAAAAGACCTTTAAGATGATCCCGGTAACTCCTCAAAGCCCTTTTAATGAGGCTATCTATGATCCGGCCAATAAAGTGCTGGCTCTTGTAGGTAAGGATAAGAAGGAAACCTTTCATATGATGCCTAAACTCAACGAACTGGGTGATCCTCAGACGCTGAAAATAGGTAAGAGAGACAATGGTAAAAGCTTTGCTGAACAACGTGTATCACTGGATACCTATTATGAGTACTTCATAGAAGAACCCACTGAGATCACTGACTTTGTAAAGATGTTTGCCATTAATGCAGACAGCTTTGACTTTGATGTCTATTTGAAGACAGAAACCAAGGAAGAGCAGCCCAGCAGCCCTCTCATATTGAGTTAATACAACGGAGGGGAAGCCTATGGTTATCCCCTCCCTTTTTTATTGAACATACGGGGGGACAGCTTAACTGAACATTAACCCTATGCAACAGAATTGGGTATATGACTACGAGACCTTGGTCAACTGTTTTATAGCTGTATTTCAGCACTATAAGAACGAGGATGACCGTAAGGTCTTTGTTATTTGGAATGACCGTAATGACCTGGACGCACTCTATGAATTCTATATGGAGTCTATTAATAATAAGTCCTGGCATATCTCCTACAACGGTCTGTCGTTTGACGCTCAGATTACACAGTACATCATCAATAACTATCCTCAGCTTAAGACAGAGTCAGCTCCTAAGGTGGCTAATATCCTGTATAAGTATGCTCAGGATATTATTCAACGTAGTGACCGTAAGGAGTTCCTGGATTATCCTCCTCATAAGTTATACATCCGGCAGATAGATCTGTTTAAGATGAACCATTGGGATAATCCAGCTAAGAGTTCCAGTTTGAAGTGGCTACAGTATTCTATGGACTGGATCAACGTAGAAGAAATGCCGGTTGGTCACTATGAAATAGTGAATGACCAGGCTACTATAGATACAATCATTAGCTATTGTATCAACGACGTTCGTTCCACCAGTAGAGTGTTAATCCTTAGTAAAGAACAACTAGCTCTCCGTCAAAGCCTGACTAAAGAATATGACATCAATCTGTATAATGCTTCAGAACCCAGGATATCCAAGGAGCTATTTGCTTACTTCCTGTGTAAGAAGCTGAGTATGGATAAAAAGACCCTGAAGGCTTTGCGTACTCCGCGGCCCTTCATTGCTCTTAATGATGTTATACTTCCTACTATCAAATTCAAGACTCCGGAGTTTAACAGCGTGTTAGACTATTTCCGTAACCAAGTGATAGTGAATACCAAAGGATCACTTTCGTATTCTATTAATTATAAAGGGGTTACTACGGATTATGGATTAGGTGGCATTCATGGTGCCCGCACTGCGGGTATCTATGAAGCCACTCCGGGGTATACTATCATGACCTCAGATGTCACAAGCTTCTATCCTAACCTGGCCATCCGTAACGGCTTTCACCCAGAACACCTTCCTAAAAAGGAATTCTGTGAGCTGTACGAATGGTTCTTTGATGAAAGAAAGAAGATACCTAAGACCGACCCCAAGAACTATGTCTATAAGATCATCCTGAACTCTACTTACGGACTCAGTAATGACGAGAATTCTTTCCTGTACGACCCCCGGTTTACCATGCAGATCACTATCAACGGTCAGCTTCAGCTGTCTATGCTTTATGAGATGCTCAGTGAGATACCAGGCTGTATTCCGTTGATGCAGAATACCGATGGTCTGGAGATGATGATACCCGTCGCTTACAAAGACCGTTACCTGGAGATCTGTAAGGAGTGGGAAACCCTCACTTCACTACAGCTGGAACACGACGAATACCAGAAGATGATCATAGCAGATGTAAATAACTACATAGCTGTGTACAAGAATGGGAAGACCAAGTGTAAAGGCCGGTTTGAATGGGAAGACCTGGAGAAAAAGAAAGTAGCTGTCCTGCATAAGAACAAGAGTTTTCTTATTATCCCTAAGGCTATCTATGCCTACTTTGTCAATGGCATCAAACCAGAAGACTTTCTTGCTGCTAATAGAAACTTCTATGACTATTGTGCCGGAGCCAAAGCAAAGGGACAATGGAGGTTTGTTATGAATGAAGTGAAGAACGGAGTAGTTTCTACTACTCAACTACACAAGATCATCCGGTATTATGTATCCAAACATGGATGTAAGCTTTCCAAAAGACATCTTACGGATGGTAGGGAGATACAACTGGAGTCCGGCAGATGGATGCAGACAGTTATTAATGATATGACTAAAAGAACAGATAAAGTCTGGGATGACCTTAAAATAGATAACGAGTATTACCTGCAGCAGATTTATGCAGAAATCAACAACATAGATAAAAAAGTAACCAGAAACTACACACAACTAGCACTATTTTAATATGCCGGCTAAAACCTCATATGTTACCAAAGATGTGGTAACTAAAGCACCACTACCCCAACACGGGGACACTTATACCGTAATACCTCACGCGTTTGTTATTGACCAAACTCTGAAAGAACTTTCTAGTAAAGGGCTCAGGGTTAAACACGAGATGTATAAAACTACCCGGGACGGACAGATTGCCCAGGGATTATACCTGCTGGATGCAGGAGATGATAAAGACATGGGAATGATGTTTGCCTGGAGTAACTCCTATGACAAGAGTATGCGTTTCAAGTGTGCCATCGGTGCACATGTATTCGTATGCCTGAACGGAGTGATCTCTGGTGATATGGCTACCTACAGCCGTAAACACACCGGTACAGCAGATGAAGAAGCTGTACTGTCCATCCGTTCTCAGATCACTAAAGCTCATGAGTATTATAGTAAACTCACCGAGCAAAAGGATATGCTGAAAAACGTGAGCCTGTCCAAAAGACAACAGGCTGAAGTGATCGGTAGACTCTTTGTAGAAAGAGATATCATCACCATGACCCAGCTGGGTATCATCAAACGGGAGCTGGATAACCCCAGCTTTGAATATGATAATGATCCTAACAGTGCCTGGTCCCTGTATAACCATACAACCCTGGCTCTGAAAGAATCTCATCCCAGCGATTATCTCTCAGACCATCAGAACCTTCATAGCTTCTTTATCAACGAGTTTGGTATACTGGTAGCTAACCAACCCAGTGTACAGCCTCAGTTTGACTTTGATGCTCTGATGCCTGTAGAAGAACCTCAAGAATCAGATACTGTGTTAATTATTTAGTATAAGGGGGAGGATCTCCTCCCCCTATTAACTTTTAACTAAATGGAACCGGAAGATAAGATAGGTGCCATGCTGCAGGATACTCTATATCATCTTAAAAGTATAGAACACCGGCTGGCATGGGGTAGTGCGGTAAGTAAACTAAAAGGGAATGATAAACACGTATTCAACAAGGCTGTAGACAAAGTGAAATCCGCTCTTATAGATATCAGTATGATCATAGATAATCCGTCTTTACGGAACCTCATACTAAAA